GAACTCGGGGCAGTTGGATAAGCCTTGAGATATGATTGTATGCGCCATCGTATGTGATTGCTTGCTATACGGATTGCTTCCGGGCTCACCTGTTTCTCCATTAAGTACGTAGTTCTCTAGATACTTATGCATTCTAGTGCCTCGGCCGGCCGCTTCAGCAGTAATCTCTTTAGCTTTTTGTTCGCCGACCCTACGACGCCACTCAATGAGAGCTTTCTTTGCTTCTAATGGTTTAGTTGCGTCAAGAATAGTAGTGACGCTAGGGAGTTTGATTCCCCCGGGAGTCACATACTTACGACCTTCAGTGGTCGTTTCACGCTTCATTTCTTTGTAGGGGAATTTGTTAATTAATGCCATCTTTTTTCTATCTCTTTATACGCATATTCAGCGATTATCTTCATTGTCGTGAGTGTTTCGTGTCCGCATGGTAACTTGGGTAAACCATCACACAAGCGAAAGAAATCCTCAATTCTATTGATATCAGTATTAACTGCATCATATAGGTCAGGGGAATAATTCCTAGGGTTTAGTTCAAAGTCAGGCATGAAGTCTGTAGTTAAATATGAAATGTTGTTAGCTTTTAATGTATTGACTATAGTTACCCAATATCTAAGTTTAGTTTTGCTATATTCTATTTGATTATACTCAGTAATCAAAATACGTTCAAGTTCGGTTTGTGCGGCATGATTTAAATGCAGGTTGTAATAATCTTTTTTACTGTGACCAAGATATTCTTCTCTGCGACTCGAATGAGAGAACGCTAGTAAGTATAGTGGGTTTGGCAGTGGATTATTATAAACATGGTCAACAGTAGTTCGAAAGAGTCTGTCGTTACCACTACCGGGTTCAGCTAGATTGATGAGAGGGACTCCTAGTCTGTTAGCTAGCAGTTTTGGCCAGCCATCCTCATCTGGATTCTCTAATCCAACGCAACTCGTATAACTACATCCATTAACTATTAAGTGGGAGAAACCGAAATTCATAGTTTAACTATACTATAAACTTAATGTAATTGCAATGAATTCGGTTAAATCTTCATTGCTCGTTGTGCCATTTGCTTGACAACCTTTTCGCCGTCAGTACCTTGTGGCTTTTCGTGAGTGTTTTCTTCTTGCCCAACGAAGATAACATCATCTCCTTGAATGTTTTTGATAACGTTCTTGAGAGGCGGAACCTTGATCATGTTGTACAAGTCATTAGCGTCAAGGATTACATCATACTTTTGAAAGTACTGTTGAAGTTGGTCGAGGGTAAAATCGTCTCCGATTTTACCGTCATCCCTATCTTTTTTAAGTTGATTAGTTAGCGCGCCGATCTTTGCTACTAATGCGCCATCCTGGTCAAATTCGCAAAGAAGCATCGATTATCTCTTCGGACGACCGATGTTTCCGCCTAGGTCTTCTTCATCATCCATATCAGGAAGAGGAGGAAGTTCTGCGCCAGGTTCTTCTGCTGGAGCTTCCATATCAACACCTAAATCAGCGCCGACTTCTGCACCAAGGTCAGCGTCCATTTCAGGAGCGCCCATTGCGAATGCATCTGCACCACCTTGGCCAGTTAGACCACCAAGTGCGCCCTTAAGAGAAACCTGTGCTTCTTGTAGAGCAGCGTTGAGACTTGTGAGAGCAGCAGTCGCAGCTTCATTGAATGAAGTGCCTTCGTTAACGCCGATTTCTGATTCCACTGAATCAGCAAGAGCAGGAAGTTCCTTAACGAGCATGTCATTAACATCTTCGTACATCTTCTGAATAGAATCAACCATATCTTGAGCAGCAAGAATAACCTGCGATTTTTCTACTTCTTCGTTTTCAAGAACGATACGAGGAGCCTTAGCCACTTTCATATGTTCTGTGAGAGCTTGTTCCATGAACAACATCTTCATGTAAGTTGGGTTAGCTTCTGCTTTGTGGAATTCAGGTGATCTACGTGACTCTTTGATAAGTCCGGATACCTTCTTAAGCATAGCTAAGGTCTTTGGACGATCCAATCCCGCGATATCGAAATTGAATGCAAAACCTTCTTTCAATGCCTTTACAGCTACATTGCTTCTGTCTAGATCAGTAAGTTTCATAGGGTTAACTCTTCCTTTGATAAAGTATTTATCACTTTTGTTTAAAAATCGGCTTACGGGCACGGGCGAAATTGTGCTCCTGAATCCGTATAGAACTATTTATGTGTGATTTAATCTCGTCAACAATCCTGCGTTTTTTGATAGAATCTTCTTGGATTTTGATGATATAGAGTAATTTAGAGTCCGAATCCGCCCGATTTCGTAATATGTTTCTGTATACCTCTAGCTCAACGTTTACACTACATAGGCTTAAATCTAGCTGCTGTACTCGTCTCGCTTCTCGGTGTTTGCCGGCGTGAAATAATGTTACATATGCTAACGCATTTTTTATATTAGTTAGCTCCAAATCAGTATTATTTCCGCGGATTCTAAAATAGCCACTTTTAGTTGGAGAAATACTATACACACCAAATAGTGTATATCTTCCGGACTGATCGCAAGTGATCAATACATCTTTAAGTTCAGAATTAAGTTCATCATCGAAAAACTTATTAAGTTTGGATACTGTTGTCATATTACCTCAAAGTAAATATTTTTTAGTTCTTCTGTTATATTTAGAAAAGCCGAAGTATCTTTTACTTGATTTTTACAAACAAGCATCGGGACACCTTCGCAGTCTTTATATAGCGCACCTAATGGCATAATACCATTTTCAAACACGCTTGAATGTTGTATCTCAAACTCGAACTTCCAACAGTAACTAGATTGTTCATCAGACTGATATAAAAATCCAAACTTATTAAATTCTTGATCCGTCATCTCAGTTTTTACAGGAATTTTTACTATTTCTGGCTGAGAACGCATCGATATTACTTGTAGTATTGTGTCAAAATTGCATTGTGTATTGCGTCTATGCATCCAATCCTGAATGTCATCTTCGTTTGGTTTGGACCTATTCATTACCCCGGTTTGGGTAATATCAAACAGGGTATAGCAGGCAATACGATGTGACATGTATCTATTTAGAGCAAAGAAAAACCCGGGGATAAATTAATACCCCCGGGTTCTTGTTGTAGTATTTTTACTAACTATTAGTTAGTGAAAGTTGCGAATGCGTTGCCAGTTACGGTGTTTGCAGTACCAGCAGCAGTCAATGCAGTGCGGATAGCAGCAACAACGTTAGAGGACGCACCAAGTGAGTCATCGACTGCCCATGAACCAGTTGGGTAAACCGCAACTGCAACAGTGTCAGGACCGCCATCAGTGTATTCATAGATGTAAACAGTTGCAAGCTGTTGAATAGTCTGAATGATAGTGTTAACCTGTGCACCAGAGAAAGCTCCGGTTGAAGCTGCTTCGATAGTGAAGAAGTCAAGCTTTGGACCCTGAGGCTGAACTGTAGCTGCTGAAGTTACTGCGTTTACACCTGAGTTAGTGTATGCTGCTGCATCTAAACGTAGGACTGGTTGATAATCACCATTTACTTTTGTGAATTGTGCCATTGTATTATTCCTTTAAAAATGTGAGCGCAATGCTCATACTTTTATTTATGCCAGGGAGAAAAAAACATCGGTTTTGGGTTAACGGCCTGCAAGATTTTGTCGTGAAAAGCCCATTCTATCTACTAATTTAAGCCCCTGAGAAACGAAACCTTCGTGTGTTTCAGTGCCATCTTGTAGATAACCTTTAACTGGGCTGTTTTTTGCTGCTTGATCAAGTTGTGATACAACTGCCATCTTGAGATTGTAGATAGCGACCCAAACTTTGAATGCGCCTAAAAGACCTTCTTTGTTAACGTTAAGATGTTCTAAAATTTTAGCCTTCATCTTCTCTGTCATTGGTCTAGTTTCTACATAGTCCATGAAGCCCTTGAGCAAACCAGATAGATTCCCGGATACAATTTTCTTATTGATGTAAGTAGTGAATAGTTGATTGAATGTATTACGAGCCTGAGGTGCGGTCTGCATCAAGTCTCTAATTGCTGCGCCGTATTGATTTAGTTCACGATTGGCAATGTTAACTAACTGCTTAGGCATAGTTAACTTAGGGGTAATTGGCATCTTACTTGGAACAATAGCAACATTACTTGAGTTTTGTAAGTTACCAATAGAACCGTTTAACGTAGTCGCTTCGTCTGTACTTGCAGCATCAGCAGGAATAAACTGGTGAACGGCAATACCAGCTACTTTATCTGCCAATAGCTTACCAACATCGCTGCTGGCATCTACGGTGTATGCGATACCATTAGGATTGGCTTTAAAATTAAATAACCCTTTTTCATCCTGTAGTGGTGCGCTGAATAGAAGATCGCCCCAGTAGTATCCGTTCGATCCACGATCTTCTTTTTCTAGTCCTGGCCAGATAGTTGCAATGATGTTATATAACTCTCCGCGATTCACGCCTCTTGCTCTATCGTATTCAACAAACTCCTGTGGGCTGAAAACCTGTCGTCCAGAGCCGTCTTTCTTGTTGAACATATGCTTGTCCATGATAGTAAATCTACCATCTGGCCCTCTGCCAAAAATGAGCGCGGGATAGCCATCCCACTTAATAGTTACAGTTTGAGGGTTAGTGATTGTTGCTTCGATAGCTTGGATAGCTCGCTGAGCGCCAGCTTCGTCTTCGATGAATACTAGGTCTTCCGGATGATCCAAATGACCCTTAGCCTCATCCAATTTGGGTTGGACGATGGTTTCTAGTTTACCGATTAGTTCTCTGATTTCACTCATGCGTTCTTTGCTGCCCAATTTTTCATTGCTGTAGCAGCTTTAGGATCTTTTGCCAAATCAGCGATTTTTGTATCGATATCATCAGTTGCAGCCGGTGCCGGCGGCGGGGGTTTAGCATTTTGCGCCCCTATAGGAGCAGTCCCGTACGCCTTGGACAATGCATATGCAACTTGTGCAAGTTGTGTAATTGCACCCTTAGCTTTTGTAACTGAATTATAGTCCTTCTCAATTTTTTCTAAGTAGGGGATAACCTGATCTTTTTTAGATATCCAATTAACACCGCTCATGTATTGGTTAAACCAATCATACATGTAATCGCCGATGCTCGGTTTGCCGGAATCCGGCGCTGCTGCGTTAGGATCAGTAGCTTCTAAAATATTTTCAAAAATAGAATTTAATCGGTCGTATGATGTTGCTTCTTTAACTGGTCTTGGCTTCTGAGCAGCTTGCATTTTTCGTGCTTGTAGTTGCGCCTGCGTTCGTTGTGCAGCAGTCATTTTTTGTCCGGTGGGTTGAATACCTGCTTTAGTTTGCATCTTAGCTGTTGCAGTCTGCTGTGGACTCATAGTCTGCCCGGTTTGCTGTGCAGGAGGAACCTGCGTAGGGGAAGTTGTTGGAACAGCAGCAGTTGGCTTCGGAGATAAGGGAGGAGATGGGGGAGGAGGAGGCCCCGGAGTAGTATTCCCTGCCATAGTCTTTTTAGGATCAATAAATTTGCCGCTTATCCCGTTACTAATAGAAGTTATTGCGTCATCCACAAAGTCTTTGATGAAAGCA